TGGAGAGAGTGTTTTTTTGCAAAACCCCCTGTGGCTTTCAGCCCGCCCCCCCCGTAAACACCCAACATGTGATTAACAAACTTCGAAATTTCAAAGCTCAACTCTTGCAACGTGCGCGTCATGTCACTACCATGACTGTTGATGAGGTGGTCGCTACCTACACTGGACGAAAGTTCACAATGTACCAGCGAGCCGCTGAACAACTTAGACTGACCGGCCTTAAGCGGTCAGACGCCCACAGCAACTGTTTTGTTAAGGTGGAGAAGGGGAACACCAGCAAGGCACCGCGAGCAATTCAGCCGCGCAAACCCGCTTACAATCTAACCCTTGGGCAGTATATCAAGCCCTTGGAGCACCGAATGTATAGATGGATCGCCAAAGTTTGGGGGGATGGGCCTACAGTCATGAAAGGCTTTACAGTCAACCAAGTAGCCGTCATAGCACGCGCCAAATGGGACTCATTTAATGAACCCGTGGCGTTAGGACTCGACGCAACTAAGTTCGACATGCATGTAAGTCCTCAAGTGCTCGGGTGGGAGCACAGCATTTACCTCGCCATCTTTAACAAGGATCCGGAGTTACGCAAACTGCTCGGCTGGCAGATGAATAATGTCGGCCGTGGCTTTTGCCACAATGGTAGCCTTCGGTATAAGGTGAAAGGGAAACGCTTTAGCGGAGACATGAACACAGCATTGGGCAACTGCCTGATCATGTGTGGCATGGTCTGGGCCTACGCAAAGGAACGCGGGGTGAACTGCAAACTCATCAACAATGGTGACGACTGTGTTGTCTTCATGGAGTCTGTGGATCTAACCAAGTTCACGCAAGGCTTGGACGATTGGTTCCTCCTTATGGGGTTTCGGATGACCTCGGAGGAGCCTGTGACAGACTTTCAGAAAATGGAGTTTTGTCAAATGCGACCCATACACACAATTAATGGATGGACCATGGTACGTAATATACCTAGGAGCCTCGAAAAAGATTCCATGTGTGTGATTCCTCTCATCAACAACAATTTGGTGAGAAGATGGATGGGTGCCGTCGGAGAGGGTGGAGCACATAGCTGTGCTGGGGTCCCTGTCATGCAGAGCTTTTACATGGCATACACCCGCAACGGCTGTTCCCCCGGAAAGCTTACTTCACACCCGCTCATCCGTGAGAAGTATCAAAGCTTTGGCAGGGCTGAGGAGAAGGTGTTGCAGAGGGAAATCACTCCCACCGCACGACTTCATGTATTCATTGCATGGGGTATAACACCTGATGAGCAAGTAGCCCTCGAGTCGTATTACGATTCTTGGACCTACTTTCCAGAGCCTGGTGATATTGAGACCGTAAACCCATTTCTCAATGTCATATGCCTTCCACGGTAATTTCTGTGGGCCCGGCTGGTCTGGTGGAACTTACCAGTCATCCGCGGTCACCGACGTATCCCCTGTTGACGAGCTTGATTCGACGTGTAAAACGCATGATGAAGTTTATTCGCGGGGTGGTAACTTGCTCGAAGCAGACCTGCAATTCGCCAAAACCAACCTTCACAGCCT